CTAATATATCCATTATTCGATTAACGGACATTATGGACATGTCCATTGCTGGCCTTTCGTTGCGGATTCCCGAGGACCGCCAGTATGCAGCTTAGTCGGTCGTGCGGGTTCTGCGGTTTTCCCCCCATTACGCCGTATACGCGTGCGCGCGCGAATACCCCGATAACGGGAGGAAGCCGCAAAAGCCGCAGGCCCGCTATTCGCTTTGCGTGGGCATGTGTGCGCATGTCCTTTATGTCCATATTCCAGGGTATAGGGGTATGGGTATATATATATACCCCCCCTCTTATTAACATAATATATATATATATACCCCCCATACCGGGGATATACCCCCATAACAGCCATAAACGGACATAACGGACATACCTACACATACTCACACACCAATAACGGACATAACGGACATAACCACACATACCGAATAACGGACATCGTTTTTCGAATAACGGACATTGGTTTTGGAATAACGGACATCGAATCAGCTAGAATAGGCTCATGCGCTTATCGGCCTACCCGATAGATCTCTCTGAGGCCAACGCTTTCGTAGCGAAGCACCATAGGCACCATCGCCCGGTTGTCGGACACAAGTTCAGTATCGGTGCCGCACTGGATGACGTCATTGTGGGGGTTGTCATTGTCGGGAGACCCGTCGCCCGATTCCGAGATGACGGGATGACCCTGGAAGTGACCCGCCTAGCGACAGATGGCACGCGCAACGCCTGCTCGTTTCTCTACGGGGCAGCTGCTCGGGCGGCATTTGCCCTGGGCTACAAACGAATTGGGACCTACATTCTCGATACAGAACCCGGCTCGACCCTAAAAGCCGCCGGCTGGAAACTAATTGGCTCTGCAGGCGGCGGATCTTGGAGCAGTAAAACACGCCCACGAATCGATAAACATCCTACCCAAGGCAAGCTGCTTTGGGAGGCTGAAAACCAATAACGGACATCGACTGGAGGCCTTTTATGGCTTTTGGCATTCGTCGGCCCCGGACCCGTAAGGACTCGAACTCTGCCGAACTCATCCGCGCCATGCGGCGCATGGGCGTCGTCGTCTACGACATCGAGTCGCCGACCGACCTTTTGGTCGTCTGGCGCGGCAAACCCATGCTCGTTGAGATCAAGACGCCTGGAGCCTCTCTGCGGCCCTCTCAGGCGACCGTGGCGGGCATGCTGGACGCTGGCTACTTCGCGCGCGTAGAATCGCTCGCCGACGTTGTACGGCTGTTCTCGCTCAACGGAGGGATGGATGAGTAGTTATCGGGTAGACAGACCCAATGACCTCTATGAACACTATCACCGGCGCCTGAATGCCGCTCCCACGCCTGTCGATATCGCCCATATCCTCGCCGCTGCCTTGGCCGATCCCAAAATGAACGAATTGGGGGGGCCTTTTTACAACGGATACGGGACCAGATTGGGGGAAATCGCACTTGATCGATTACGAGAACGGAGGGATGGATGAGTAAGACGCGCGAATGGACACCATCGGAAAAGCCTCGTGATAAAGACATTTGGACAAAAGGCTTTGATAAAAGTCTGACAAGTTCAGAACTCGCCAATCTCTTGAAGTCGCTCAACCCGAAATTCAAGCCCCGGAGTCCCAGGAAAGCTCCACGTGGAACCAACCCCGCCTACCTGACCCCGACGCAGCTGACGCGCGAGCTGGAGACTATGGAGGCACGCCTGCGCTCGATGGAAGAGGAGTTCGAGAAATATCGGGCAATCACCGCTGCGCGCCTGATTGATCTTGAACGTGCTGCCGGCGATCCAGGCAGTAACCGCTTCTGGACACGCTTCTGGGCCTCCCGCTGAATGATCGACTATACCCGGCTGCGTCTGACCCTGTGGGCGAGATACGTCAAGGGAAACGCTTGGCCGCGCGGCTACCCCTCCGCAAGCGCCTTCGTGCATGCCAATGAAGGCGAGCGTATCCCGCACAACGCCCCACTACCCCCCATGCCGCCCGACATCGAGGAAACCGATCAGGTTGTTTGCCGCGCCCCGGAACACCACCGTACAGTGCTTTATGTCTTTTACCTGCAGGACTGCTCATTTCGTGAACGTGCTAGGCGTGTCCGAATGAGCACTTACCGGTTTAAGAAAGCCTTAGCCCGGGCGGTGGAATTTGTGGACCGAAGGCTTGACGTTTCTTACCAATCAGGTGTAGTTTCCCGGCAAGCTGGCACCTCCCTCGCCAGCCCGCGTCCCTGATAGCTACTCCTGTGACAGGCGACGCCGCCTAGGCCCCGTTGAGCGCAAGCTCCGGGGCCGTTTTTTTGATCACGGCCCGGCCCGGCACACACTTCCTGTACGCGCATTTGTCGCATAGGCCGGCATACCGGGCCACTTTTTCTGAACGCAGAGAGATCTCGTGGCAGTCGCATATATCTACTTCAAACCCTCTTCCAGCGGGCAAAAGCGCGTCGTCGAAGGCTCATCGTTCCCGATTACAGCCTCGTTTTTCGACGAAAACTTCGCCCCGGTGACCCCCGCAAGCGTGCGTTATCGCATCGATTGCGTCTCCACGGGCACCGAACTGCTCGGCTGGACCGAAGCACCCGTCGCCACCACTCTCGTCGTCAGCGCCGCCTCAACCCATAACCGCATCATCAGCACGAGAAACCTGCTCGAAACGAAAGCTATCACCGTCGAATGCGAATTCGGCACCCCCAACCAATTCTCCGATGAATATCGCTGGTCTGTCCGAAACATCCCCGGCATCTTTACCTCCATCGCGAGCGGGTCAGGCGCTGGATCAGGCTCAGAATCGTCCGAGGAAGCTATGACTATCGGCACACTCGCCAACAGCGCCACTCCGTCGATCGCCGGCGCAAACAACTGGGTGACGGGCGGCACCACCACGATCACCAACCTGACCAACGGCCAGGTGGGGAAAATCGTTCGCATCATCGCCGAACACACCATCACCATCCAGCACGGCCCGAATATCCTGCTCGCAGATGATCTCGGGTTCACGATGGTCAGCGGCGATGTGCTGACACTGATCCAGAAAGGCGACAATAAGTGGTGGGAAGTCGCGAGAAGCTCGGAAAGTTACGCCAAGACGGCAGATGAAGTCGCAGCGGCGGTCTTAGTGACAAATTCCAGATACCGACCTGGCGACATCCGCCGATACGGAGCCGCCGTAGACGGGGTTACAAATGACTATGCCGCGATTGTGGCGGCAATTGCTGCGGTTGGGAATCGTGGTTCTGGATATTATTTTTCTGGCGGCACGGTGTATTTCCCTGTCGGAACGACAAAGTGCAATAGCACTATAGAATTAAAAAAGGCCGTGACTCTGCAAGGAGAGGGAAGCGGGCTTCCTGAGAATAGTGGAAGCAGAATTTTGTTCCCATCTGGAGTCACTGGTATTGTCGTTAATCGGTACAACACCCTTAATGGAACAACAGAAGGATCTCCAACCACTGCGGCGGATGGGACAATTATTTCTAACCTGTATCTGGAGGGTTCAGGAGGGGCGACCGCTCATGGCATATGGCTCAGAGCGAGAGCGGTTATCAGGGATGTAAAAGTCAATGGATTTAGCGGAGACGGGATCAGAGTTTTAGCCACTTCTGGGAGCGGCGGCGCAACAGAAGGAAACGCGAATAACTTTTCGATTCATACTGCTCGACTGACGAACAACGGAGGGAACGGCCTGTACACGGATGGAGCGGATGTCAATGCCGGAGTCTGCATCAATATAGACGCTACCACAAATGGCGGATGGGGAATCTATGATTCTTCATTTCTCGGCAATACATACATCGCTTGTCATTCATCAGCCAACACGTCTGGTGCTTACAAAACAGATGACGCTAATGCAAGAAACCTGTTCCTTAATTGTTACACGGAAGGGGATCAGCCGGCTGCCAGCATAGTCAGCCCCACGCTGGTTTTGGGCCAAGGATTCCCAGATTCCCTTGGCGGGGTTTTGTCCACATCCGGTGCAGTTGTCGCCGGAAAATATGGAATTGGCTACAAAGAAACAGTGGGTGGGTATGTTTGGGGGAATGTTATTGGCGGGGACGCTCCTAATGGAGATATTTTTTCATGGGGAAGAACTGATATTAATGGCGGAACTCCGTGGCGCATAAAATGGGTAAACGGAACTACCGGAGATTTCCAAATAGATTTTGCAAATCTTGATGGAGCAGGAACCTTAAGATTTAAGGGCAAAGATACCGCTTTCACCGGAGGCAGATCGGCCGCAGTTCCTTATGCCGTTACGGTTGGAGACAAATTTTTCATAGGTGACAATGGCAGTTTAACCAGAAATTTGACCACTGCCAGCGCCAAGCCCACCAGCGGGTCCTATGCTCAGGGAGATTTTTTATTCAACACGGCGCCTGCTTTGGCCGGGTCCCCTATTACGCTTCTCGGCTGGCATCGTCTTACTACCGGATCTAATCACACCGATGGTACAGACTGGGCGTCCTGCTATATCAGAACAGACGATCACGCCATCGGTACTTTGGCAAACAGCGCCACACCATCCGTCAGCAAAGGCGATCGCTGGCTGACGGGCGGAACGACGACGATCACAAATTTCACGAGCGGACAGGTCGGCCAGATCATTCACATCCTGTCCGAACACGCGATCACGATCACGGACGGAACGAACATCTTCCTGAACGGCTCCGTCAACTTCGTGATGGCGAATACCGACTCTCTGACACTGATCCAGAAAGCTGACGGCAAGTGGTACGAACTCAGCCGCAGCGTGAATTGATACGGAGACTATAAATGGGCGCTCCCATTGGAAATCAGAACGCATCGAATCGGGCAAAAGGTGCCGCTGTCGTGCGCGCACTCGAAGCCGCGCTGCGAAAAGTAGAGTTGCGTGAACGGAAGGAAGTTGGTTGGGCGATCGAGCGAATTCTCGTCAAACTCGTTGAGCAGGCCATGGAAGGCGATCGCGAAGCGCGGCGTGATTTCCTCGATCGTTATTACGGAAAGGTGAAAGATCACGTTCAGTTGAGCGGCGATGAAGAAAACCCATTCACCATGATCGGTAAGTTTACGCTTGTCAAGCCCAGTTCTGGAAGCTGAGTGGGGCCTGCCGGAGAAACTCTCTTTCCTGCTCGAACCGCATCGCTACAAGGTCGCTTACGGCGGACGAGACGGCGGGAAGTCCTGGACCTTCGCGCGAGTGCTGCTCGGCTTGGGAGTCGAGAAACCGCTGCGCATCGGCTGCTTCCGAGAAGTGCAGAAGTCGATCCAGGCATCGGTTTATCAGTTGATGTGCGATCAGATCGAGCAGATGAAGCTCGGCTGGTTCTATGAGCCGACGAAGGCGGATATCACTGGGAAGAATGGCACGAAAATCGTTTTTCATGGCCTCTCTAACGAAACGCGGGAGTCGATCAAGTCGTTCGAAGGTCTCGATATAGCGTGGGTTGAGGAAGCGCACGCGGTCTCCAAGCGATCGTGGGATATCCTGATCCCGACGATTCGCGGAGAGTCCTCGGAGATCTGGGTCTCGTTCAACCCTAACATGGATACCGACGACACCTACCAGAGGTTCGTCGTTCATCCGCCGCCAGAGTCGAAGGTCGTCAAGATCAACTACACGGACAACCCGTGGAAGTCCAAGGTCCTTGACGCCGAACGCGAACGCATGCAGCGCGAAGCGCCAGATGACTTCGCGCACATCTACGAAGGACATTGTCGGCCAGCGGTCGAAGGCGCCATCTACTTCAAGGAAGTGAGCGAGCTGCGCTCGTCGCAGCGACTCTGCAACGTCCCGTATGACCCGATGCTCAAGGTCCACGTCGTCGTGGACTTGGGATTCAACGACTTCATGTCGCTGATCCTGGTGCAGCGACTGGGGTCGGAAATCCGCATCATTCGTTACATCGAAGATCGGATGCGCTATATCGCGAGCTACCATCAGGAACTCAAAGACCTGAAACTCAACTACGGCACGATTTACCTTCCGCACGATGCACGCGCCAAACACGTCACCGGGTCGAGCGCGGAAGAACAGTTCCGGCAACTCGGCTGGACTGTGAGCATCGTCGAGAACATCGGCATCGAGCAGGGCATCCGCAAGGCTCGCGAAGTGTTCCCGCGTCTTGTGATCGACAAGACGAACGCGAGCGAACTGGTGAACCGACTCGGGCGCTATCGCCGCCGCGTCAACGCGGACGGTCAGGCGTCCACGCCGGTGCACGATGACGAATCGCACGGTGCAGACGGATTTCGCTACATGGCGATCGTGGCCGATCAGATGTCGAACGAGAACATTCTCATCAAGGACCCGTATAAGGGCTTCAGACGGTATGGCTAAAGGCAAAGCTGACAACAAGAAGCTTCTGGAGCGGGTCCGCTCGCGCTACAAGGTGATGCAGGACTTCGATCGCACGAATCGCTCTAATGCGATCGACGACCTGCGCTTCCTCAACATCCCCGGCGAGCAGTGGGACCCGATCGTTCGCAAAGTGCGCGGCGACCGGGCCTGCTATGAGTTCAACAAGATCCGCGTCACCGTCAAACGCATCATCAACGATATCCGCGCCAATCGCCCACAGGGCAAGGTACGCGCGGTCGAGGACAACGACAAATCAACGGCTGAGATCCTAGAAGGACTCACGCGCAACATCTGGACCGTCTCGGACGGCGATACGGTCATCGACGCTGCGGCGGAGTTCCAGGTCGGCGCCGGCATGGGCGCATGGAGAATCGCGACACGCTACGCCGATGAATCGGCTTTCGATCAGGATATTGTCATCGAGCCGATCAGGAACCCGTTCTGCCTGTACGCAGACCCGGCTGCGCAGGACTTCCTCAAGCGAGACGCTCAGGACTGGATTCTGACGGAGAAGATCTCGCGCAAGACCTATGAGATGCGCTATCCGAAGGCCGAGGTCATCGACTTCGAGTCGAGCGAGTTCGACGAGGACACGGAATGGGACGAGGAAGATCGTGTCCGCATCGCTGAATACTGGTGGAAAGAGCCGTACAACAAGACCATCCTGCTCCTGAGCAACGGAGCGACGGTCGATGGCGCGACGGTCACCCCTCAGGGTATTGAGGCGGCGGGGTTGCAGATCGTCAAGACCCGCGAAGCCGTCTGTCATCGCATCAAGCAGATCATCGTCTCTGGCGAAGCAATCCTCGAAGGCCCGAATGACTGGCCGGGGAGCATGTTCCCCTTCGTGCAGGTCTATGGCGAATACGTCATCATCAACGGAGAACATCACTGGTTCGGCCTGACGCGCTTCGCGAAGGACGCGCAGCGCAGCTACAACGTCGCGCGAACGGCGATCTCAGAGACCATCGCAGCGGCCCCGCAGGCGAAATACTGGGCAACGCCGACGCAGGCACTCGGACACGAGATCGAGTGGGCGGAAGCGCACCAGAAACTCTTTCCCTACATGCTCTACAACCCGGATATGCAGTCTCCGGGTCCTCCGGTACGCATGGCGGGCGCGGATGTCCCCGCCGCGCTGATGCGCGAGTCGGAACTGGCGTCTGAGGAAATCAAGGCTGTGACCGGCATCTACGATGCCTCGCTCGGTAACCGCAGCAACGAGACAAGCGGCATCGCGATCCGCTCGCGCCAGCAACAGGGCGAGATCTCGACGTTCAACTACTCCGACAACATGGCGAAGGGCGTGCGTCGGACGTGGGAAATCCTCATCGATTTGATTCCCAAGGTCTATGACTCGCAGAGAAGCATCCGCATTCTCGGTGCAGACGGCTCGGACAAATACACGAAGGTCAACGTCGTGGACCCGATGACCGGAGAGGTCATAAATGATCTGTCTCGCGGGAAATTTGACGTAACTGTTACGACCGGTCCGTCCTATGCCACACAGCGCATGGAAGCGGCGCAGGTGTATGCGGAACTGGGGCAGACGAACCCGCAACTCTTTCAGGTTGCCGGCGATCTCATCATGAAGGCGTCCGACCTGCCCTACAGCGAGCAGATCGCGGAACGGCTGAAAACCCTGCTTCCCCCGCAGATCCAGCAGATGGAGCAGGACGGCAAGCCGATGCCGCCCGAAGTGGTGCAGGCGATGGCTCAGGCCGAGCAGGCGATGCAGCAGGTTCAGGCGCAGGCGCAGGCCCTTCAGGAAGCTTCCAAGACGGTCATGGCCGATAAGCAGGCGGCGGACAAGGCGAAGGCCGATGTCAAGATCGAGATCGCCAACCTGAGGGTTCAGGAAGCGCAGATCGAGACCAAGATGGCGAACTTCCAGAAACTCGTCGCAGAAACTCAGGCCAAGATGAGCGCCGAGCAAAAGGATGTCGAGAGCGAAAGCGAACGCGAATCGCTCTCTGCGGATCTTCAGAAGGCCGTGGCGGACATCCAGACTCAGGCCAACGAGTTCGCGCAACAGGCGATCCAGGTGATCGCGGAGATCCAGAAGAACGCCCCGGTGCCGACCGTGATCGTCCCGCCGAAGCCGAAGATCGTGCGCATCGACTCGCAGCGCGTGAACGGGAAGTTGGTCGCAATCCCGGTTTACGAAGATGAAATAGCGCCACAACCCGTTGCTTGAGAGGATTTTTTATGCTTGAGAAACTAAAAGAGCTGGCTGCGATTTACCTCCCGCTCATCAAGGCGAACTACAAGGTGTTCCTGATTGGCGTGGCGGTCGGGATCATCGCAAGTTTCATCCTGTGAATGACACTTCAAAAAGCGAGACGAAAATGGAACGCAGAGAAACGGGCGCAAAAGATTACTACTCGCTATGGTTGCGAAATGCGCTACCTGACTTCAAAGGAGTTGGACGAGTGGTATTCTCGCTTGCAGTCATGCTTGCAGGCCAGAACGCGCTCGCCGCGTTCACCGCCTCGTGGCGGGTGACGCTGGTCAATCCGGGATTCCAGTCTGAGCAGTTCGACGGCGCAACGCAGGATGCTGCTTGGGATGCGTGTCAGGCTCGCGCTACGGCTCTGAAGAAGGT